AACATGAAAAAAATTATCAGAAGTTATTGCGGCCTTTGTCATCCGCGATGTGGAACCTTGCTACACATTGAAAATGGCCAAGTTGTAAAAGTCACCGGCGATCCAGACCATCCTATCACTCGGGGAGGCATCTGCGAACGTGGACGGTTGATGCCGGATCATATTTATCATCCGCAACGCTTGAATTATCCTTTAAAAAGAATTGGTGAAAGAGGGCAAGGCCGTTGGCGGCGAGTGACTTGGGATCAAGCCTTAGACGAGGTGGCAGGGAAATTATCCAGCTTAAAAGATAAATACGGAGCTGAAACTCTCACTTTCACGCATGGCACTAAGCGAACTTATCATTGGGATTGCCGTCGTTTTTTTAACTTGTTCGGCTCTCCCAATACCTGTGGTGTGAACAACATTTGCTTTTGTCCAACTTATGCCACTGAATATGCCACTTACGGGGGGGTCTCCTTTGGTGAGATATCGGACACTCGATGCATCGTTTTGTGGGGTTGCAATGCCTCAAAATCCAGCCCTATTGGTCTGTATCCTCAACTGGTTAAAGCTCGAAAAAACGGCGCCAAACTAATCGTCATCGACCCTCGAAGGATAAAAGAGGCGGAGATGGCAGATTTATGGTTGCAGATTCGCCCAGGCACGGACCTTGCCCTGATGCTGGGCTGGATTCGCTTGATCATAGCGAACGATTGGTATGACCATGAGTTTGTGTCCCGCTGGACCGTCGGTTTTGAAGAGCTTAAAACTGCGGTTGAAACCTATACGCCGGAGAAGGTTTCCGAGATCACCTCGGTTCCTGCTGATCTTATAATAGAATCAGTAAAGTTGTATGCAACGGTCAGTCCGGCCGTGATTCCTTTTGGATTGGGGTTGGACAAACAGGGCGTCAATTCCACACAGTGCGCGCGGGCTCGGGCAATTCTCCGGGCCATTACCGGCAACCTGGAAGTTCCAGGCGGTGAGATTTTCTCCTTGGCAGGTGAAGTGGGGAAAATCCGGGATGCTGAGTATTTGGAGATAAACGACATCCTGCCTGAGAGCCAAAGGGTCAAGCAACTCGGCGCAGATAAATATCCGTTTTTCGGTTTTCCGGGCTGGGAGAGAAACTCGACCGCCAATAAAAGGCTGCCTTCGGGATACGTGGCCGCGCCTGAAGCATGGCACTCCAACCTTGCGCATGCCAGAGAGGTTATGGACGCCATTATTAGCGGTAAACCATATCCGGTGACTGCCGCCATCACCTTGGCCAACAACCCGCTTCTTGCTCTGCCCAATGCGAAACGAGTATATGAAGCCCTGCAGGGCCTTCAGCTTTATGTGGTCATGGATTACTACATGACCCCGTCTGCGGCTTTGGCCGATTATGTTCTTCCGGCGTCTTCCACTGTGGAACAACCTGAACTCTGGCTGACAAGCAGATTCTGCATGGCCTGCCCGCAAGGGATTGAACCGATTGAAGAACGACGCAACAGTTATGACTTTTACCGCGGTTTGGGTTTGCGGCTGGGTCAGGAAGAATACTGGCCTTGGGAAACCGTGGAAGAGGTTTATGACCATTGCTTGGAACCGGTGGGACTGACGTTTAAAAAACTAGTGGATCAACACGGCGTATTAGGCGAGATGGAATATCGTCGGTACGAACGGTTCGGATTCGGCACCCCTTCAGGTAAAGTCGAGCTTAAATCCTCGATTTTTGAAGAACTGGGGGCGGCTTCTCTTCCTCAATACCGCGAGCCGTTATGGAGTCCGGTGGGCAATCCGAAGTTAGCAGAAGAATACCCTCTGATCCTCATTACAGGAAGCCGCTTCATGCCCATGTATCACTCTGAACAGCGGCAAATCGAAAAAGCCCGTAAAAAAGTGCCAGATCCCTTGGTCTCAATTCATCCAGAAACAGCTGAAGAGTTGGGACTGTCCGAGGGGGACTGGGCTGTGATTTCGACCCCGCTGGGTTCGATACGTCAGCGCGTTAAGCTTTCAAATGTCATGCATCCCAAAATGGTTGATTTACAGCACTCGTGGTGGTTTCCGGAGCGTGATTCAAAGCTTCCGGATCTTTTTGGCGTCTTCGAATCGAACACCAACCTCCTTTGTCCGGATGACCCTGAGTTTTGCAGTCCGGAAATTGGCAGTTGGCCTCATTCTGCATTGTTGTGTCGTATTGAAAAAGAGCATGATAGACCTAAAAATACGGGAAAACTGATAGGCCTTGAGATATCCTGAAAAGGAGAAATCCGATCCCAATATTTTGATCGGAAAAAGGAGGTGAGAACGAATGGCGACTTACAGTCTCAGGCGTTTTGCCCATGCCGACGGCCTCAAGGCCATCGCGCGTAAGCACCTGTTGGCTCTGCTGAAACCTCACAAGCCCTACTTCGACGGCCGAGGATTGACGTTGCCACCGCCGTCCGCCTCCGACGGCATCGATTACGACCAACTCGTCAATGTGCTCATGAACCCGGATACGGACACGCCGAAGGGCCTGCTCGACGCACTCTACTTTGTGCATGAGATGGCCACGCCCGAAGCCATGGACGTCCTCCTCCAAGAGGCGGAGAACAACGGCATCTCTCTCGACGGGAACCCCGACCCCACCGCGGCCGACGTGGCCGTTCAGGTCTACCTGCAGGACAAGGACCTTCTCGAGCGCAAGCACGCCGAGCAGTACCTCTTGAAGCCCCGGTCCTTCGAGTATTTTCAGACCGATACACATCCGATCCCCAAGTTCAAACCGCCGACGGCGAAAGCGCTCGTGGCTCTGGAAAAGGACCTCGACGATTGGTTCGAGAAGAAGAAGCGCGGGCGGGGATCGAAGGTCTTCGTTTACCCGAAGAAGGACGCCGTGTGGTTCTTGGTTCGTCACGGCGATCCGTTGCGGCGTGAGGGCAGCCTCGACGGCGGTCAGGCTTCGAGCGTCTTCTACCGTCCCGAGAAGTACGACGTGCTGGTTTACGAACCGACCATCGGCGAGATCCGAATGCATGCTTGCGGAAAAGGGGAAAAGGACCTCTTCCGCCGGCAGTTCGGCCGCCATGTGTTCAACAATGAGGATTTCTTCCCTGAGACCGGCAAGTACACTCTCGAGCCGCTTCGAAACGGTGGAGACACATCCATTGTCTGCACCGACGTGGACGGCATGGAATGGGTACGCCTAAAGGAGATTCAGTTCTTCTGGGGCGGCTCCGAAAAGGAGATCGAGATACGCAAGGCCAACGACGTGTTCGCCGCCTATGCCGGCCGCGGCCGCGCCATGCCCCAGAAGGCACGGATCATCCGGGCGAGCTTTCAGGTGAAATTCACCGACTCCAAAACGGCCAGGACCGTGACCATCCGGCCCTCGAACATCGCCCAGTACACCAGGGACAGTGACGCCTCCGTGGTCGAAGACTGGCTCACGAAGCGAGGATTCATCCTTGCCGAGCAGGAAGACGATGACGAATAGGTCGACCGGATTTTGGCAGGCTCTCGAAGCCGTTCCGGGTGCGGCGGCGGTTGATGCCGAGTGGAAAGTCCGGTTCGGAAGCGATTATGCGACGGCTAAGGCCTTCCTTCGTCCGAACGGCAAGCTGGCGTCTTCGCATCCCTGCTTGGTTCAACTCGGCTGCGGCTGTGAGCACGAAGTGGTCGTGCATGATCCGGAGGACATTGTCGCTGTCTGCAGGTGCGAGCGTGGATGCGAGACCTTTGCCCTACAGCGATCCGACATAGTGGTCTATGAGCTGGATCGTTCGGCCCTCGACACGGCGCTCGCCAAGGTCTTCGGCCTGATCGAAGAAACCGACGCGGGAACCGACCTTCCCGGAACGACGCGCATCGGCGTTTACTCTCCATATGCCGGATACCGTTTTCCGGTCTACCTGGCGATCCAAATCGAGCCCGAAGAATTCGGTACGATTGTTGATGGTCTCCTTAGTCGCAACGATTCGCCATTCATCCTTCTCGCCCCAACACGAACGCTCTGCACCGTGAAAACCGAAAAACAGCTGACAGCCAGGCGTTCAGCATTTTTACCTTTGACCGAAGCCGTGAGGTTCGATGCCAGTCGACAGATCCAATTGCTTCATCCCTTGCCCCAGATACTGAATCAGTTCCGCGCTGCCAACTTACCCTCTCCGGAAGAAACGAACTCCAAGACTTTCTTTCCCACACCACCTGATGCGACCTGGGAAGATGTCTCTATGCGGTTCACAGACGGGTATTCCTTGTTCATCAGAGTGAAAACGGCCAGCGGCAGGTTCGAATGTAGTCAGATGGGTATGATAAACAGGAAGAACAGCAAACGGACCAAGCAGTGGATGCTTCTCATGGCATTTGCTGAATCAAGGGGTGAGATCGACTGGAAGAACATCAATGCACACCCAAACCTGAAAAAGCAAAAACAAGAGCTGGCCAAAAGCTTGAAAGAGTTTTTTCAGCTTAAGGACGATCCTATTGAATGGGACAAAGGTTCAAAAGCCTACCGGTGTCGCTTCCAAATCCTCCCTGAAGGTGGTGGTGACGTTTGATTCCATACTACATCCATTGACCTAAAGACCCCGATCTGAACCACAGTTCGGGGTTTTACCGTATTTCACCTGACGTTCTACGGCTATTTCAACTCGGTCGGCGAAATTTCGCTGGCCAAATTTCCTTGGGGTCTCTCTGGCCTCTCTTTTCAACCGATTGTTATTACAGTAGATGAAACGCTTCCTGATCTCTCACGAAAGATAATTCCGTCACTCCTCGAAATTTCGCCAAGGAGGTTGTCGGGCACGCATTGACACCAAGTCAATGACGTAGTCGCCCACAACCTTCATGGACGGAGGTCGTGTGGGTGTGCCTGACCGGCGCACTTGCACGACCTCGTGCTGTTTGTGAGTCACCGGTCTGGCAATTCCCCAGCGGCCTCCTCAATCGAGGAGCGCAAAGATGGGAACGAAAAACCGGTTTGATGGCATCTCCGAGTATTTGGAGACGATGGTACGAGTAAAGGCGTGGCAGATGGTCGAGAAGTACGGATTCAAGCCGCGAGAGCTGGCGGATCTTGAACAGAGTTTGATTACGCACCTGCTGGATAAGATGCAGCATCACGATGCGTCGAAGGCCATGCTCGAAACTTTCCTGGATCGTGTTCTCAACCACTATTCGATTTCACTTGCCAGACATCGAGTGGTTGAGAGAAAGCATTTCCCGCAAGAGCTTGATCTGGACCTCCCAGTACCTGAATCCAATCCCCAACTCTTCCAGAATCAACTCGGCAATGACCTCTACATGGAACGAAGCGGTCTGGGATCGGACTACTCTTCCCGTTCCATCCAGACCAGGATTGATCTCCAGTCTGCAATCGAGAGCCTTCCACGTGACCTGCAAGCCATTTGCAAGGAATTGACGCACAGTTCGGTTGCGGAAGCAGCCGCAACCTTGGGTATCCATCGCGCCACGATCTACCGGAAAATCCAGCACATACGCAAGCATTTTGAAAACAAGGGCTTGTCGTTGGATGAGTAGGGCCATGCGACAATTTCGCACCCGATCGCGTATGTAATCCCTGAGCCCGAAAGTGGGCATCACAGTCAACCCCTCATGGATCGAGGAGACAGTAATGGTGCGCTATATCTACAGATTCGAAAAACAGGTCCCTTTCGAGGAGATCGACGATACGCTGATGCTGGCGACCTTGGCAGCCGAATGCATCCACGGACGCACCCGCATTCACCTGGACGCACGCTTCCAGGCAACACGCAAGGACAACGTCTGCTGGATTGATGCGGACAACGAAGTCGGTCAGCATATCGCCCGCATGTTCGGCGGGTTCATGGTACGGCTGTTTGGTGAGCAGGCCTTCAAGGTCGAACGGCTTGTCAGTGATCCCATCGAGGCTTCTGTGGCCGCCCCTGCAACCGGGGTGGCCGCATGAAGCCGATGGTTACCACCTATTCGATGTGGAGCAAGTTCCGTAACTGCCGCAAAGCTTGCGAATTTCGCTACCTGCATCAGTTGTCGCCCATTCGGAAGGACGGCAATCTCGCTTTCGGATCGGTGATCCATGAATGCCTCGAGATCTGGCACGGCAGCCGTGACATGGTGAAGGTGCTCAACCACATCGACCGCACCTACACCGACCGCGCTTTCGACGCGAATCAGAAGCGTGACTGGCACCTGGCCACGGCGATGATGAAGGGATACGCCAACCGGTACCCTCGTGAAGAGTTCGAGGTCGTCGCCCTGGAGAAGACATTCGAAGGCAAGATCGCCAATCCCGAATCCGGCCGTACTTCCCGCAATTTCGTACTGGCAGGCAAAGTCGATGGAATCGTCAAGATCGGCGATGAACACTTCCTGCTGGAACACAAGACAGCTGGGCAGATCGACAGCGCCTACCTCGAACGGTTGTGGACGGATTTCCAGATCACGCTGTATGCCTGGTACATCGAGCAGACCATGGATATCCGGATTTCCGGCATCCTATACAACGTCCTTGTCAAAGCCCGCCTGCAGCAATCCCTCGGCGAAACCGAAGCAGAGTTCCAGGCACGTCGTGCCGAATTGATCGCCAAGTCGAAAACCGGCCGATCGTCAGCGACTCGTCGTATGCCAGAAAGCGATCAGGAGTACCAGGATCGCCTGGCAGAGAAGTACACCGAACCGGGCATGTTTCACCGTGAGATGCTTTATCTCTCCCGTGACCGTTTCACCGAGCTGCAACATGAACTGTGGGAATTGACTCAAGCGTTCAACGACGCACGCCGCCGTGATGTGTTCTATCGGAACACATCCTACTGTTTCCACTTCAACCGCCCCTGCGCCTACTACCCACTCTGCAGCAGCGGTGAGAATCCCAATGTCCTCGAGAACCTCTACGAAGTCGTCCCGCCGAACCAAGAACTGCTGGGTGGCGACGATTCGAACGATTCCAACGAAACTGTTTTCTAAACCCATACAGGAGAAGTAGATGCTTCCGACAAACAAGACCAAGCCGAAACAGTCGCTTTCCGATCTGACGGCGCTCATTTACGGCCCGAGCAAGATCGGGAAAACGACCTGGTGCTCCCATGCGCCGGACGCCCTGTTCCTTGCCACCGAACCGGGTCTCAACTCACTCGACGTATTCCAGGTGCCAATCAGCAGCTGGGATGAGTTGCTGAAGGCCTGCGCCGAGATCGCTGAAGGCAAGCACGGCTTCAAGACGATCATCATCGACACCGCGGACAACGCTTACAAGCTGTGCGCCGAGTACGTCTGCGCCAAGCACAAGATCGACCATGAGTCCGATCTCGGCTACGGCAAGGGCTATGCGCTGATCAACAACGAGTTCCAGCGAGTGCTGAACAAGCTGGCCTTCCTGCCGTATGGACTGTTCATCGTCTCCCATTCGCAGGAGAAGGAGATCGAAACTCGCACCGGGAAATACATCAAGATCGTCCCGACGCTTCCCGACAAGGCACGCAAGATCGTGATCGGCCTGGTGGATGTCATCGCCTACTGCGACCTCGATGCCGTCACCGATGAATCCGGCAAGACCACCTACCGCCGGGTGATGCGCACCAAGCCCAGTCCCTACTACGAAGCCGGGGATCGAACCGGTCGCCTTCCGGAAGTAATTGATCTCGACTTCCCAACCTTCCAGCGGGTGTTCGATGCGCCGAAGGCAGCTGCGCCGCAGGAGGCTGCCTCGCCACAGAAGACTGCCCCGTCAACCCAGACCAAGCGATAAAGGACGGCTGGGCTAGGTTTGGCCCGGCTCGGCGGTGCCAGGCAACCCAAGGCAAGGAGTTTTTGGATGAAAATCATTCGCACCACCATCGAAGGGATTACACCCCTTCTGCTGAACAGGTTCACAGACGAAGCGCAACTGAAAGCGACCAACGGATCAACAGGCACGTATCAAAAGCACCTTGATCCGGCGGATGACGCTGAATCACGCCTCTACAAGGACGAAAGCGGAACCATCGTCATGCCGCAGCCCAACCTGCTGCGCTGTTTGATCGATGCCGGAAAGTTCTTCAAAGCGGGAAAGACGAAAGTAACCACGCTGAAAAGCAGCCTGATTCCCGCTTGCGTGACCATCGAAGAAATGTACTGCGAAATCGTGAGCCGCAAAGGTTGGACCGTCGATCAGCGTCCAATTCGCAATCCCGCCACCGGTGGTCGATTGCTTCGGTACCGACCCATGTTTCACGACTGGTTGATCTGCTTCACAATGATCCTGGATACCGAGATTCTGTCGACGAAGCAACTTCGCGAGATCGTGGATGGGGCTGGAAAACGCATCGGGCTGGGTGACTTCCGGCCAGACTGCAAAGGACCATTCGGAAAGTTCGTGGTGACGTTTTGGGAAGAACAAGACGCTTAAGAAAGGATACACGATGAACACGACAGTTGATGAATTCGATCTGGCGCAATTCGATGACGAATACAGCCAGGCTGAACTGGAAGAACGTGAATTCGAGGATGTTCCGGATGGCCGGTATCAGGTCATCGTTGACCGGGTGGAGCTGACTCGTGCCCAGTCGTCCGGTAATCCGATGCTGAAATGGACTTTGCGCATCCTCGGCCCGGCCTATGCGGGTCGGCTGCTGTGGCGGAACAACGTGATCGCCACCGCTGAGAATATCAAGTGGCTGAAGACCGATCTGTTCACCTGCGGTCTGCAGATCGAGAAGCTGTCCGACCTACCGTCCAACCTCGAACAGCTGCTGGATGTGAAGCTCGAAGTCGTCAAGAAGAGCAAGGGCGAAAATTCGTCGGTGTTTTTCAACAAGAGAATCATCACGGATGATGGCGCAGGTTCGAGTCGTACAAGCGATGCTCTGAAGGCGTTTTGAAACGGCATGACCGGCCTTGGATTGGCAGGGTTAGGCACGGCTTGGCGCTGCTCGGTTCGGCCAGGTTTGACATGGCGAGGATTTTTCTTGAAGTCACTCAACATCGTCGTCGATACCCGTGAACAGGAACCGTACACGTTCCCGGTGGACGGGATCACCACAGTCCGGCGGAAACTGGAAGCGGGCGACTATTCCCTCGAAGGGTTCGAGGACCGGGTGGCGGTGGAACGCAAGTCGCTGGATGACTTCGTTTCCACCGTCATCCGGCACCGTCGCCGGTTCCAGGCTGAACTGCGGAAGATGCAGCAGATGGAAGCAGCCTGTGTGGTCGTTGAGGCAGGACTGGATGATGTTCTGATGGGACGGTTTGCTGCAGGCGCACACCCTCATGCCGTGTTCGGTGCGGCGGTATCGATCATCGTCGACTTCGGCATTCCCGTGTTTTTCTGCTCGGATCGGCAGATCGCCTGCCGGTTCGTGGAAGCCTATCTGAGGCGGTACCAGGACAAGATGGATCGAGTTCATGCGAACAGTTGAAAATACAACGATCACACTCAAGGGCCAGATCGACTCGGTGTTTTACTCGTCGCCGTCCTTCAGTGCAGGCCGACTTCTGACGAACGACCGCAAGGAAGTGGTCTTTGCCGGTAAGGTGTTCGTGCAGCAGGGCGAGCAGGTGGTGCTGCGTGGCCAGTGGACGAAGCATCCCAAGTATGGACGCCAGTTTGCCGCGGAAGCCATGGAGTATGACCTCGATCTGGACCAGGATGGACTCGCACGATTTCTCGCCAACCACCCGGACATCAAGGGAATCGGTCCGGCCAAGGCAAAGCAGATCGCCCAGACCTTCAATGGCACCTTCGAAAAGGTCTTGCTGGACGATCCATCTCGAATAGCTGAGGCTGCAAAGATCTCAGCATCCGCTGCGACCAACCTTCAGAAGATTTGGAAACAGACCCGCGAAACGAACCACGTCATGGCGTGGCTGTCCGCATTCGGCCTCACTCACCACCAGGTCACGACGCTGGTGAAGAAGTTCGGCAACAACACGCTGTCTGTCCTGAGAGCCGATCCCTACCTGTTGATTCGGGAAGTGCGCGGATTCGGATTCAAGAAGGTCGATGTCATTGCCCGGAAAATCGGAACATCTAAAGAACAGCCGGAACGCATCCGGGCGGGCATTCTTCATTGTGCCTTCGAAGCCCTCGACCAGGGTCACTGCTGGACCGGGTACGAGGACCTGATCGACTTGGCGAATCGCCTGCTGGTCATGGACACCATGGACAGCCGGGATCGCATCGAAGCGCAGTTGGACGCCCTGATCGATGAAAAGTCGCTTACTTGCGTATCGCTGGATGGGCGGTTTCTCATTGCACTTCCCGACATCCACCGGATGGAAACGGACCTTGCAGGGACATTTGACTCTGCAAGCAATCCGCATCCTCACGCTAAAAAACTGGGTGACGTGGCCGCTCAGATTGAGAAACACGCCAAGACGCTGAACGATGGCCAACGTCAAGCCGTCCAGGCTGCCCTGGGAAACCGCATCAGCCTGTTTTCCGGCGGTGCGGGCAGCGGTAAGACCTATACCGTCGCTTCTGTCGTCCGCATCTGCGAGGCGAGGAAACTCACGGTGATGCTGGCCGCGCCCACTGGAAAAGCTGCCAAGCGACTCGAAGAAGTGGTCGGCTGTCCAGCGCAGACCATCCACCGGATGTTGGGGTACAACGGAAAGACCTTCGAGCGCGGGGCGAGCGATCCCATTCCCGCTGACATGCTGATCGTGGACGAAGTGTCGATGGTCGATGTCGTCCTGGCCTGGCACCTGTTCCAGGCAATCGACCTGACAAAAACGGCGGTTCTGCTGGTCGGTGACCATAACCAGCTCCCGCCTGTAGGGCCGGGCAATCTGCTGCGTGACCTGGTCCAGACCCGTTCGATCCCCAGCGTCATCCTCGACAAGGTGGTACGCCAGGCGGGTGTCCTGAAGGAAAACAGCACCGCCATTCTGCAGGGTGAGGTGTGCAAAACAAGCGAACCTGAACCCGATGGAAAACGACGCTGGTTTCTGAGTGACCAGTTCGGGGATGTGCTTCAGGCACAGGGCTTTCTCACCACGCTCTACGAAGAGGTCCTGCAGGAGCGTCTTGAGTATGACCTGCTGCGCGATGTGCAGGTCCTGACCCCGACTCACAAGGGGCCGCTCGGAACTAAAGCCTTGAATGAAGTTCTCCAGCGGCTGGTCCAGCGAAAGATCTGGAAAATCGACGCCCCACCCGTGCTTCCAGGCCGCAGACCCAAGTTCCTCACGCACGACAAGGTGATCCAGACACGCAACAACTACGACATCGACGTGATGAACGGCGCGATCGGGTTCATCCGGAGCGTGGCCAACAATGGTTCACTCACGATCGAGTTCGAAGGCAGAACGGTCGAGGTCGAAGCGGGATCACCGGGCATGCAGGATCTGGAACTCGCCTATGCCCTGAGCATCCACAAATCCCAGGGATCGGAATATCCCTGCGTGATCGTGGTGATGCACAAGGCGCATTCATTCATGCACCACCGGAACCTGTTCTACACCGGTGTGACCCGTGCGCGTAGGACGGCAATCATCGTCGGCGATCACTGGGGTGTACGCAACTGCGCCCAGAAACGGCAGGTCGACAGCCGGAGGACGTTTCTTTCCCTGCTGCTTCCGTCTGCACGGCTGGAGGCTGCATGACCGAGCGTGCGGTCCCGGAACTGAAAAAGGCAGTTTCCCTGCTGAAGGAGTACTTCTTCTCCAGAACGGATATCGCTGCGTTCTTCGGCCCTTGGGGCAATCCCCATCCGACGATCCCGCCAACCGATCTTGACGCCCTGCTGGCAGCCCATGTCGCCGGTGAAAACGCGCCGAAAGCAGGTGTACACCACACGTCGAAACGCAAGGGCGGCCACAAGGTCATCAAGGGCTGGTTCCGCATTGGCAGTTACGTTCCCGCACCAGACAACACCACGCCCTGGCTGTGCATCGATTTCGACGGCGGTGACGATCACGCCGATGCCCTGGCCGATCCCACTGCAGCCGTCTTGAGATCCTACCGGCTGTTTGTTGAGCATGGCCTTCCTGCCTATATCGAGCGGTCTGGTGGCGGTAAGGGCTGGCATCTCTGGCTGTTTTTCGAACCGGGTATCCAGGCAGCCAAAGCTCGGCGACTCGCCCAACAATTGCTCCCGACCGATCTCCCCCTGGCAAACGGCGGAACTGCGGACCATCGAAGCAACAAGGGTGTCGAGATCTTCCCCAAGCAGGACCGACTCAGCAAGAAAGGCACCGGCAACCTGGTCTGGCTTCCCTGGTGGTCGGATGCCAAAGGTGACGGCAACCAGTTTTTTCAAGCAACTGATGATGATGCGCTGGTTCCATTCGTTCCAGAATCATTCAATCGAGTCGATGAAGCACTGCTTGACCAGGTACTTGCCGCAACCAAGCGGGAAGATCCTCATCCTGCGAAACGCTCTGCGAAGCCGAAACAATCCGCTTCAATTGATGGACAGCAGAATTGGCAGATCTGGCGAAGAGAAGCACTTGCGGCCCTTCGGCTTGAAGATGTCTATGGTAACCTGCTGACAGGTGACTATTCAGGTGAAGGGTGGCTGGAATGCCGTGATCCTTCGTCCAATTCTGGCGATCAGAATCCATCCGCAGGTGTTTCCGATGGCACCAATTCCGCTGAACGAGGATCGTTCCACTCGTTCATTTCCGGAGAGACCATCTCCGTATTCGATTTCATGATTCAGCAGGGAATCGCCACAGATCTGAAAGGTGCGATCAAGCGTGTCGCCGAGCTGACTCGAGTCCAGCTGCCCCACAGGTCGAGCAGCAGTAGTACGAGCCATTCTCTGCCCGACATCCAGATCAATCAGCGCCAGCTTCGTGACATCATCGACGATGCCTGGGAGGCCATCAGCCTTTTGAATGAACAGAAAGGACCGGAGGGTAGACCGCATCCCTTCCTGTTTCGTAGGGGCAGATCCCTCGTCCGGATGACCCAGGGCAAAGACGACCAGCCGATCATCGAACCCATGGAGGAAACAGCCGTTTACGGAATCCTGTTGCGAACGGCAAACTGGATGCGCGAAACGCAGGAAGGCGCGGTCAACGCAGCACCGCCCCGATCGATTTCGCAGGACATGGTCGAGTTTCCCGACAAGAAACTACCGATCCTGGACAGCATCCTCACATCCCCTGTCTACGACTCGACGGGGAAGCTGATCATCGAGCCCGGTTACCATCCAGAGGAGCAGCTCTGGTATCAACCCGATCCTGACCTTGTCGGACTGCACATACCTGATTATCCAACTCCGAACGAAATCGCAGAAGCGAGGTCACTTCTGCTGGATGACCTTGTCGTCGATTTTCCCTTCGAGAAACAGTCAGATCAGGCGCACATCGTCGCTGCCATGCTGTTGCCTTTTGTCAGAAGAATGATACCCGGATGCACACCGATCCATCTTGTCGAGGCACCAACACAAGGTTCAGGTAAAGGTTTGCTCTGCAGCCTGGTATCCATCGTCACCACCGGGCAACCTCTGGCCAGCCGTACCCTGCCCACAGTTGAAGAAGAAGTACGGAAGATGTTCACCTCCGAGTTGTCGCTCGGGCGGCCGATCATCCTACTCGACAATGCGGACGATACCAGGAGGTTGCATAGTCCGTCCCTTGCATCCGTGACAACCTCAACCGTCTGGACAGATCGCCTACTGGGCAAGACGGCGATGCTGACCATGCCGAACCGCGCCATGTGGATGCTCACCGGAAATAATCCCAAGCTGTCTTTAGAACTGGCAAGGCGCTGCATCAGGATTCGCATCAATCCGCAGGTGGACCATGCCTGGAAACGGCAGGAGTTCAAACACGATGAAGTGGTTGAATGGGCTACGGAGAACCGGGTTCGTCTTACGCGAGCTGTGCTGATCCTGATTCAGGCATGGATCGCCCATGGGAAGCCACAAACCAAGTTCCGCCTTGGATCTTTCGAACGCTGGTCCAAGATCATCGGCGGCATTCTGGAAGTCGCTGGGATTCCAGGATTCCTCGAGACGCTTGACGAATTGTACGAGAACTCCAACGAAGAAGAGAATGCCTGGCGTGCTTTCATCGAGGCATGGTGGGACGCCTACCAACAGACACCCGTCAGGGTTTCCGATTTGAACGAGCTGTGTGAACGTGAAGAACTGCTGATCGCCCTGCGGGGTGATAAATCAGCTCGTTCACAACAGACACGTCTCGGTAAAGCCCTGGGTCGTTATCGCGATCGGGTGTTCAACCAGGTTCGACTCGTCCGGATGAACGTACACGGCAAACATGCAGGTGGCTTGCGGGTCGCCTTGGTGCCAGTGAGTTCATCGACGGGAACCACCTATGCTGGTCAGGCAGAGAAAATGGAAACGTTGGGGGAAAAATGGAAACGTTCTGGAAACGTTGACGAAAAACGTTTCCATGGCTCAAACCCAGTCCTGACGCTGCTTTCAGACGACGATGGAAACGTTGGAAACGTTGTTCCTACCCCTCGCGCGCGAGAAATCGGTGAAAGTGAACCTCATAAGGATTCACACACGTATAGGGGCAACGGGTCCGGGTCCAACGTTTCCAACGTTTCCACGAATGGCGGAAAACCGCACCAGCAAAGGGCTTCAGGGATGGAAACGTTAGATACAAACGTTTCCAAAACGTTTCCACACGTTTCCACCGAGGAAGAATTCGACCTGAGTGACCTGCCGGAGGATTTCAATCTGCCAGATGATTCAGATCTGCCATTCTGAGGATCGTTTGAAAGGAAGGAACATGTTGTACGTCTCAACCACACTTCAGTCATTCGAAACAGCTGATGCTGAACAACCAGATCGAGACATCCTCCGAGACGATGTCGTTTACCGACATCTCGATCCGGAGTTCTACGCCTGGCTTCGTCAAAGGATGACTGTGGCCGAGAAAGCCCGACGAGCAGGGAAACTCCCGGCAGCCACCTTCGACCAGTTGCGTGAACGGTTTAATCCCATTCATGCCTGGGCTGTGGAACACCTCGGCCAGGAAGCACTGCTTGACGCGATCCGGAAGCACAATGCCAAGTCCTATGCACCGCCATCCATCGAAACCGTCCAACAGACCTCGGCCATAGTAGAGCATGAGTCCCCCACTGAATTTCATTTCCCGAAAGATGGCGAGTGGGCGTTCACTCAGGCGATTTCATCCGATGCCATCAAGCAGGTTGACGCCATTCGTGATCGCGCCCTGTCATGTGGTTGGACAGAATCCCGTCTCTACCAGAATCGCGGACGGTTCCGTTTTCCCTGCGGTGAAGATTATGGAGTTGTGTGTTTCCTCGGTGATGGACGATCCATCGGTGAAGTGACCGAGAAGCACATCGAAATCATCGGCGCGACACCCGGCAAGACGACCCTTCGCTTCTACAACCCGGATGTGGACCAACCGTGGATTCGGAAAATCGAACCGGAACTGGATGCTGAAACGCTGAAGATAACAGAACTGGCGGCGTAAGATGAGTAAGAAAAAACAAGATGTTGAGAAGAAGGCAGTACGTGAGAACCGCGAAATCGCGCCTTCCCGCTCCCCTCAAAGCGGGGATGCAGATCGGGTGTCGGGGAATCACGAACAGGCACCTGCATTACGGGCTGCCAAGCGGTGTAATGCCCGCTCAAAGCGACACGGTGGCCCGTGTGGCGCACCGGCGATGGCCAATGGCAAATGCTACCACCACGGTGGAAAGAATGGCACACACCCAAACAAGGCGCATCCAGGCAACAAGCATGGTTTGACCCATGGTGCGTTCGTGGCGGCGCTGCAGTCGGATGAAGAGAAGGAGTTATTCCAGGGCTTTATCGACGAGATGTACGCCTCGTTTCCCGATTTGAACAAGGCAAACGACCTGGCGTATGTGCAGATCGCGGCGATGAGCTACGTCCAGCTCATCCGTGGGATCAAGGGTGGTGCCGCAGGTTCGACCATTGACGAGCTGTCCAGGGTGATGAACCGCCACCTGACCGCCCTTAAGGTCAACCGTGAACAGCGGGATGCGGGATTGCTGGGTGCCAATGGTCCGAAATCGCCTTCTGAATTAGCCATTCTTTTGATCCAGAAGGTCGAACAGCGGGAAATCCACCATTTGTCCAACGAAGAAGTGAAAGAGATTCCCAATTCAACCAGCGGACACATCACCAGCAGGATCGCCAGGGCGATGCAGACCGGTGAATTCCCGATGATCGAAGGCGATTCCAGCGAGATTTCATCGCATACCATGAATCGCCAGGGTCAAGAAAACAAAGACTTAGACAGCGATGAGGACGAGGATTGATCGCATACTAACCAGTATGCGATGAAACGGAATAGCGCATGAACAGCAGAACGAAACCAAAGCGACACACCCCAATCGGCGGGAAGGCCGAAAGGGGGTGTCTGTCCCGGAATCAGGGTGGAAAATCAGCATCATGCCTGACGCATGCGTCTGCGATGTTTCACCCAGTCACCAGATGCTATTTGGGGAGAAGTTCTGCCCGTGCTTCGCTGGTAGATGTAGGTCAGCACTTCGTGTCCATCGCTCAGCAGGATCGGTTCGCGCCGGTAGAAACTGGGATGGCCTTCCAGCCTGTCCAGGCTTCGAAGCGTAACCAGATCGACCGCATACAACTCCCCGGTCACTGCGGTTTTCCCGTTGCGAATCAGACCGGGATAGTAGGTCAGGTCCAGCAGCGTGAATCGAGGTTCGGTTCGAACGATGCCAAGGCATCTCGATCCCTCGAGCAGTCGGTGGTTGGGTTCCCCTCGCCGCAACGTGCCGTAGACAAAGACGAGGTGAAGATCCTCTTCCATCATACCTTCCAGCCCTCTCTGGCGGGCTTCGGTAAGAGGATCGATCGGCCAGTCCAGGACCTGGTAGGCCTGCTGAATGACACGAAAGTATTCATCCGATGGTGGTCCCTCGGGATACTCGGGTGGAAGTTGGTAGACCCACGCCGACTGGAATCGACCATGTCGATCCCTGACCGTTCGCTTGGTTCGCTGGTAGAAAGCTGGATGTCCCTCGAACCGGTCGAGTTGTTCGAGATTGCCCATGGTCAGTCGATAGAGCAGGCCGGGTGTGGTCGCTTCTCGTTCGGGCAGCACAGTCGCCACGGCACCATCGCGGGCATGGGAATACCCAGCGAAGGCGATGCGGTGGTGTGGCAGTGTTGCCACCCCGAGCAACCTGGCTTCGGGGCAGCGTTCGCGCATCTGGTCGGGATCAAGGTTCGATCCGTAAGCGAAGTAGAGTGTCTGGGTGGTCTTGGTATTCATGGTCTATCTCCTCTCAAGCATCGTCGTCGTTATCAGGATTTCCGGAATCGGGCAATCCGGCGGCAGTTAAGCCGCCAGCCTGGTAGGGTTTGCGGTCTGCGTGGGTCGGCCATGCTTCCATGCGGAGGAGCCTTCGAAGCGATTCAGCAGGTGCAGGCGGGCGGTCTTGAACTCGTCGCCAATCATCCCGAGCCGAAGCAGGAAGACCCGGAAATCGTATTTGGCTGTGGAAGGATCGAAGGTTCGTTTGGAAGAGGATGCCGACCGGGAGCTGAGGGCCTTGTTGGCCAGGGCAAGAATGAACTGGATGTAAGCCTTGACTTTGCCTGCGTGAAGCGTGGCGTCGAACCAGCGGAATTCAATCGTGCCCCGGAACCATACCGAGTGCAAGTTGACCCCTCTGTATCGGCTGGAATCGTAGTGCTGTGGCCTGTTATTGTGGCGTCCGTACCAGGCGGCGTTGATCGCATCGAGGTTGCGTGGGCGGCGGCGTTCCAGGGTCTGGATGAAGCTCTCGTCGATGCTGCGGCACCAGCGGCTGCGTCGGGCTTCGCTTACACCCAACGCGTACTCGATCAGCCGTTCCTGCTTGTTGACCATCTTGACAAGGTTGGTCAGGGCTTTGGCGTCGAGGGGTGCGCTTCCGACGTGGATGTGAATTCCGCAAGAGGCATCGACCTTCGCCCCGCATCGCCGGATGCTGCGAACCACCTCCTGCAGTTCGTCCATGTCTTCGTATCGAAGGATCGGGCTGACCACCTCTGCCTGCTGGCTGCGTGCTGCCGAAAGGCTGGCATCCGACTTGGTTTGCCATGCGCTGCCTCGGTTGTCGACCACCTGCCATGTGTCGTAGGCGTCTGCGATGTGTTCGATCCGGCCGCCAACCACCTGCTGGATAGCTTTGGCAACTGCGTTGCGGGTGCGTCCGATGGTCTCGATCTCGATTCCGAAGGTCAGGTTCTGCATGTTCGTGTCTCCTTGTTTGTGCTTGGTTTGCTGTGTGTTTCTGGAGACACTGTAATCGCGTGTTCGGGCACTATCAAGGTGGATAGAGGCACATAGAGGCTTGTTTTTATATGAGTTAGATTAAATCCAGCTTAATAATGCGAGTTAGGAGTTGTTCTAAGTGTTTAACGTGAAAACAGATACGTTTGAAAAGCGAAAACGGAGTGGTCGGATGGGATGGCGAAGCTGGAAACTGGTGGTCTGGATTTGTCTGGCGATCCTGGCGGGGATGCTGCTATTCGCTTCGCCCCTCTATGGCTTGTTCGAGCGAGGTGTCGGCGACATGCGCGTAAATCTGCGTGGTCGTGACATTGCGGTGGCCGAGTGCCTTCTGGACAAGCAGCAGGTTGCCCGTCTTGTTAAGCAGCGATGTGGCGAAGGTGTGCCGGAGGGTATGGGGTGTGACCGTCTTAGCGATTCCGGCACGTTCGACCCATACCGAGACCAGCAGTTGCACGGCGCGGGATTGAAGGCGAGTGCCTTGCTGGTTGAGGTACAAGGCTTCGACGCTGCTGGACGTGGCGACTTTGGATCGTTCTCTGCGAACGTAGGTCTCGATGGCTTTCCGGGTACGAACCGGCAGGAACTTGACGACTGGATTGCCGCCCTTGGCGCGTCTCACACGAAGATGCTTGCCGTCTACGTCCTCGAGGTTCAATCCGACCAACTCACTTACCCGGATACCCGTATCCAGCAGCAGGTGGATGATGGCGTAATCACGAAGGGCATGGTTTCTCGAGCGGTTGTCCCGCAGGCAGCGCAGCAGATCCCGTTCTTCCTGATCGGTCAGGTAAACCGGCGGTTTCTGTGCGACGCTACTCGTTGTGATGCTCGCAGTTGGGTTGTGCGTGATCATGCCAACCTGCTGCATCCAGGTGAAAAAGGCTCGAAGGGAAGTACGCAGCCGGTTCATGCTGTTCTGACTTCGAGGAGTGCCGTCGGGTTTTGTCTGTTGAACAGCAAGGAAGACATCCAGCATCGAAGCTGTGATGTTCCCCGGATTGATGGCCAGCGTTCCCGCGAAGAAACGCAGGTCGCGCAGGAATGCCGAAATGGTGTGCGGGGATTTGCCGGTTGCTTTCAAATGGGTCTGAAACCCATCCAGTGCATCGTGCCATGTCATGCTTGCCTCCTATGTTCTTGTTCGCATACAACGTGGCATCGTGTTGAGGCGTTATCAAGGGAGGTGCCATGCCGGTGAAAGCCAAGAACCGCAGGCCTTCCAGCGAACTGCCGGACGAGATGCTACAGGCCTATCGCATCCTGAAAGACCCGGTGCTCTGGGGCGAGAAATTCCTGGTGAACCCGGATAGTTCACCCCGTACCTACTGGAAGCATCAGGTCGACGATTTGCGGAACCCTCGACCTCAGATCATCCACCAGGATGGCCGTGAAGTCGGCAAGACGATCGTGCTGACCACACTGGTGCTTCACTTCGGGTTCACGACCCCGAACGACAGCGGTCTGGTGGTCACTCCGCATCAGGGACACCTCGAGACAATCATCGAAGAGGCCGAACACCAGATCTTCAGCAATCCGGATCTGGAAGCGAGCATCGCGAAGAACCGTCTCGGCCACCTCGACATCAAGCGGAAGCCCTATTATCAGATCCGCTTCGCCGGTGGTACGCTGATTCACTTCCGGCCTGCCGGGGATAAAGGACAATCGCTCCGATCGCTCCACGTCAACCGCATCTGGGTCGACGAAGGTGCCTGGCTGACCGAGCGTGCCTGGAAGGCCCTGCGCCGCTGCCTCAACGCCAATGGTCACCTGCGGATCTATTCCAATCCGAATGGCCTGAGGGACTCGACCTACTACCGGCTCACCCAGGACAAATCTGGGCGGTGGTTTGTGGTGCGCTGGCCCTCAATGCTGCATCCCAACTGGACAAAAGAACGCGAGGAAGAGCTGGTCGAGTTTTACGGCGGCCGGGATACCTCCGGCTACCAGCACGAGATCCTGGGCGAACATGGCAGCCCGTCCTATGCTGCATTCAACGTCGAGGCCTTCCACGCCAACCAGCAGGTGAACCACGCCTACCGGAAGGTGATCGTCACAGGTGAGGAACTGCTCGATTGTTCCGGTGATGACGATGTGCGCACT